ATGAAAACTTTAAATAGGATAGTAGTTAATCAAGATATCACATTCCTAAAAACTAGAGATCAAAGAAATGTATTTAAATGGAGAAAAAACTATTCAAATTTTAAAATTGTTTCTTCGACTTATCAAGGTATGGATCATGTTTCCATATCTTCTCCAACCAATAAGAATTTATTGACTATTGAACTTATGAAAGAGTTGCGACTAATATTTTTTCCATCAAATGAGATTAGTAATGTTCAACTTCATGCAAAGAGTGATACTTTAATACATAATGATGTATGGCACCTTTTTAGATCACAAGATGATATTATCGATAACGGTTTTGGTAGACTTTTTTAAGGAGGACTTCAAATGAAAACGAATCACATTGGTATTGTTGATAAAATTAGAGTAATCAAAACATTTCCTGACATGTTAGTTCGATTTACTCTCCAAACCAGTAAGGAGCAAGTCAACTGCATCGTGTGCAAAAAGGAACTAGCTAACCAACTTTTATTTTTAGAGGACGGTCAAACTGAAATTGCTTGTTTTGGCCACTTCAATAACAAGCAACAGCTAATCATTGATAAGATGACTATTCGTCACCCTTCTTCCTTCGTCAAAACTTTCTCGATGGCCCGGTAAGCGGATATGGAATTTACACAACAAATAAATGTCCCTAAAGACTTTTTCGCTCCTACATATTTACTGAAGAACACTTTGGCATTTAGACGTATGTCTTCCGAGGTAACTATTATAGAAGGGATCAAGTATAATCTATGGTCGTTTTCTAGCGTCAAAATTAATCATGGCGCCCTTTTAATACCTATCCAGAATGCCGATCATATCTTTATATTTACTTTAGAAAAACATGAAGATGTTTATACTGTCCCGTATCGTTTTACGAATTACCTTAATAAATTAGATGCTGTAGTAAGTGAGTTAAAGCCAAAAACATCACTTTATATACAATATTGATAAAAAAATAAGCCCCTATCCAATTAAGGATAAGGGCTGTTATTATGCAGTAAAATAATTAGTCAGACACCTCTATAAAATCTCATTCTACTTTATACTTATAGATTTTCTACTTTTAAAGTGTAATAACTATTTTTTGTCAAGTAAAATATGATATAATAAAAAAGAGAAGAAGAAGAAGAGGTGGTTTCTATGCTATATAGAGAAAAAATACTTCGTATTGAAAAAGAATATCAATCTCTAGAGTTAAAAAATAGAAATAAACGAACTGATTTTGTCAATAATCGAAAAAAAATAAAATCAGCTTTCGAAACGCAGAATAAAAGTGTTACGAAAAAAATTAATATGTATCGCTAGTTTCGAAGTAAACTGCGATTGGTCTTACATAATAGTCGCCTTTTTCCGCTAGTTCAAATTCAGAAAGCATTATGTCCATTTGAATAGCTGGGGCAGTCTTTAAAATCGTGTCAGTCGGCATCCCTCCTTCAGGGACAAGACTGTCACTTCTTTTTTGTGACATCACTACACCAACGATAGTAGCTTCTCTTGTGCTTATGCCACTAATTGTTAAAGATGGTATATTCATCCTGAGATTATCATTGCTACAAAAACCGATCAATTTATCTATTTTAACTAAAAAAGTTTCTGGAAATAAATAATTTGCATATTTACCAAAACGGGCAATATTATCAAATACTCCTCTATCAATCTCGTTTTCAGCGATAAATTTTTTTAGCTCATTTATTGCTATCCCTTTTTGAGAAGTGGGTGATACGTTGCTTGACTTTTTAGTCATATTTTTCAACTCAATTCGAGCTTTTTCTACTGACTCGTCTTCGCGGTGTATAAGTGAGATGTTTTCTTCTGTCGAACCGTTGTTTAGTTGTTCAAAATTAACGACATCTATAGCTCCTGTTAAGGAAACGAAACTCCCTTCCAAGTAAACCTCTTCGGAACATATCATTCCTTTTTCTATCATTCTATTTAATAAAATATCAAATGAATAATCGTGTAACGCGGTCTCTACTAACTCACTATTTTTACTTGAAAACACTTGTGAGAAAGTATCGATTTCTTTTTTATTCAAAGATCCATTAGTTTCCGCTATACCGGGAATACTTAACTTACCACCACCTTGCTGAGAAATTTCATTTCCTCCATTTTCGGAATTTGACTCTAGTGACTCTCCACCTGTCGTCATTTTTTGCAATAATCCTGAATCGATTTGGGCTAAATATGAATTAACCAAATTTGTATCCAAATATAAAAAATCTTTCATTACTGACCTCCATTAAACATGATGACTTAATAATACCATATATAAATAATTAATAGACACCTATTATAATGAATAATCACAACAAAAAAGCCGTAGTTCTCAATTAAGAGGACTACGGCTTTTGCGTTATAAAAATTTACTCTTCATCAGTTACCAACATTTGCTCAACTAAATGTCTAATCCTCAGAGGTACGTCCTCAATTGTCCGGTCACCTAACAAAACGCTCTCACAATAAAAACTAGCAATCATATCCATTTATTTACCTCCTAGCAATTTGTCTGACAGTTCTAACGTGGCAGTTTTAAGGTCGTCAAATAAAGTCTCAATGTCGTAAGGATTGATTGAGTAGTCAGTGGCTTTTTCTCCAAATTCAAACTTTAACCTAACATTAGGATCTCGTTCTTTTCTCGAAGCATATATAACAACTGTGTAAGCTCCTTCGGGGATGTTTGAGGTAATACTACCTATGTTGCCAGTTGACAAGTCTGCACTTTGACTTAAGAAAGAACCATCTTTGTTATAATAGCTGTATTTACACCCATGTACCTTGGTGGGGATTACAAAAACTGTCCTAGTTATTTTTTTAGCCTTGCCTATCAATATCTTATCTGTATAGGCGTAATTGGAAAAAACGCCTACACTACCGTCAGAGTTGATTAAACCTACGTTGTTTTTATACTTATCAGGCGCCCATAAATTAGTCCCCACGTAATTTATATCATCTACAGCTTTTTTTAGTGCTTGTGCAGTAACTAAACCGTCACTCTCTAACAATTCTTGCATATTATTCTTTGATTCGCTTAAAAACAAATTAAACTCTTCTTGGCTTTCATCAATTGCTACTGCATATTTAGTTTCGTACTCATCAGCGATTAACTTGATTTTTTCTAAAGCGTCTGAAAACTCTTTAACATAGATTGTATCTAGCTCTTTAAACTCACCGTCAATCATAGATTTCCGCATCTTAAAGTCGAAATAACCGACATCTAGCGTTTTTCCATCGGTAAACTCGATGTAAACACCACATTCAACTCGGCCTACGTAGCCTAAAATTTGAGGCGGAATCTCTAACTCTGCGATACCTGATTCATTGTCATTTACAGTCATTTTATAAATTAAATGCTTGTAAGTATCGTTATCTTTGACTCTCATAAAAATTCGGACGGTATCATCATTTGATACTACCAAGTTTTTATTGTCCTCGCCTAGCATTTTAACTAATAGATAACCCGATTTATAATCGTGAGAATAAAACTCGAATCTTGTATTTTGAGTTAACTTTTCAGCCGCGGTAGCTTTAAGATTGACTACCGCACTTTTTAAACTGTCATTCATGATTTACCTCCTTTTATACAAATCTAACTTAAATAATTTTAGTAAGGTTTGATAAAGTCGTCTCTCAAAGTAATGTATCCACCTGCTCGTAATTTCCCGACTGGCACACTACCTTTGATTTGGACGATTTCGTCGATGATAAACCGACTACCTTTTTTAGTGATTAAAGTAGAACGGTTTTTGCGCTCTTTATCGTTGTAAATTGATAGGTCTTTAAGCGCTTCGTATTTCCCTTTTTTGTTTCTGTATTTTACTTTTGCCACAGTTGCACCTCCATCCATATATTTATTAATTTGACTGATATAGTAATCTTTAACGCTGTTTACTGACTTACCGTGCAAATCCCAAGAACGGTGTGGACAAGCTGTCGCAACGAACTCGCGATGTAATTTAACAGTGTTACGATTAGCTTCAAGACCATAAAATTTTAAATCCTCAGCGACCTGTTTAAACGTTGCTTGTTCGTTAGCTAAAAAGTCGGCGTCGCTTGCTCCAATTGACTGGCAAACCTCGTAACCGATGTAGTTTGCGTTACCGTCAACGTTAGCGGTGTGCCATGCTTGATTAAAAGTATCCTCTACTCGTGCAACTGTATTGCGATCAATGTAATAATGAGCAAAGCCGTTCGTAAGTTGGCTGTTATTCATTTTTTCTAAGGCTGATACGTAATGCTTAGCTGTGGCGTTGATACTACCGGCATCATTGTGTATCACGATACCTTTAACTTTACCTTGACGTTTGCCAGCGACTCCACGACAGACCGATTTATTAATGATTTCCATTTTTATTCCCCTTTCCGACTTGGATAATCGTCACTTTGATTAAACTTAGCGGTAGATGTTTGTAACAACGCCCCTAAAAGTACGCTGACAGCTGGCAACACAATCAATGCCGTATTAGTAAAAGACCAACCTAAGGGCTCTCCCACTGTGGAAATAAAGACCGTAACCGCCGGCAACGCAATCAGCGCTACCCATTTTAAAGTGTCGTAACTATTGTTTTTTAATTTCATTTTATTTTCCCTCTTTCTTAGTCTTTAATGTCTAACTCATTTACCCGGTTGTATAAATTGTCACCAGTGCCGTTACCACCTTGCTCTTTGTAGCTCTTGTAAAGATATTCGAGGTTATCTAGCTCCTCAACTGTGACGTAACCTCGTTTTAAATACTCACGGCAATTACGGTAAACTTTATCGTGTAACATTGATACGCTAGATCGCTCTTGCACCTCTAACGATTTTTGTAATATGATTAACATTTTTTTCATTTCGGTAATATCGTTCTCGTTACTGGCATCGCGTTTATTTTTATCAGTGATTCTTTTGATAACTGCTTTTGACATGTTATAAAAGAGCTTAAACACCCCTACTCCCACAAGGGCAAAAACAACACTATTTATTTCCATAACCTTTTCTAACACACTTTGCTCACTCCTTTACTCAAAATAAATAGCGACTAATCAACTAAGATTAATCGCCTTGTTATTATCCAACATAATACCTATGATTAATACTGACCCAGCTGGTGCTCTTGTCCCAGTCAAATCCTACCGTGAGTTCGCCTGTGGTTAGGATGTCCATTGTCGTAGGATAGTTCTGTGACGACCCAACCCCCCGTAAAAATCCGTCGCACCAAACGTGAGCCATCTTAGGTGTTGCCCATTCCGGTAGATTGCTTAAAAAAACTTGTCCTTTAGTTTTATTCGTGATATTTGAAGCATCAATTTTAGCATCTATCAACACCCAACCTTTTGATTCTTCTTTTAGTCGCACATAATATTGATGTGATCCAATTCTAAAAGAATCGTTTACATTCGTTGTATTTTCCGGCGATGCTTCCCACATTCGGTCGTTAGCTTGAGATATATCACTAGTTATAAAATCGACTCCATAGGCCGTTGCTTTTTGTATACTATCAAGACTATTGATTGTATAAGCGTTGACAGCTATACCATTAGAATGTGCTTTTTTCACTTTTTCTTGAGTAAGCCCATTTACGCTGATATCTGCATCACATCGACCTAACTCTAAGATTTGATTGATAACACTGTCGTCCAATGTGCCTGATAAAAATTGCAGGCGCATTTCTGGTAACCTCAGTCTAACCTCCTGCAAAGCTGAGTAATCAAAAGATATGACATAGCCGTAATTATCAGCTCCAGCACTTGAGATAACTTGACAAAAGGCATCGTAATTAGCTGCCGAGCCTAGTGCTTTTATTTCGATAAATGGCACTGTGCCATTCTTTTGCATAACTGCCAAAAATTCTTCGAAAGTTGGAACAAGTTGCGAAGCGTAGACACTGTTTAACATCAATGGTGTCTTTAGTTTAAATGATCTAATTTGAGCTAAGGTTAATTCGGACACTGCGCCTGTCCCGGTTGTGGTGCGATTAATAGTCGCATCATGCATGCACACAAACTTGCCATCTTTAGTGGCTCTGATATCCGTCTCGCAACCATAGTTTTTGTTGCTAGCTTCGAAAGATTGCAAACTATTTTCTGGATAAATATTAGTGCCTAAATTGTACCCTCTATGCATCACAAAATGCGGGAATACATCTTTTTTTATTAATCTATTACTGTATTCCACCTCTTTTTTAATCGCATTTAGTTGTGCTGTTGTAGGCGTGTCTAAAGGGCTGATTGAGTAATCAGTAGCTTTGTTGCCTAGCTCTACTTTGATTTTACCGCCAAATTTATTTGGAGCATCTAATTTTATAAATGCTGTAGTCTCACCGATGGCTCTAAAATACTCCCCTATTGTAGTAGTTGATTGTGACCGCCTAGCAATAAAATTCTTACTCTTGTCATACTCTAAAATATAGATAGATCCCGATGTCATAGGGTTAATAACATTAATCCAAATTTTTTTAATTTGATTAACTGCAATATAATCAGTGTAGATATAATCTTTTACATTTGTGTCTAAAATGCCGCTAATGTTATAAAAACCAACATTATCCTTATAAAATTCAGGTGCCCAGAGGTTAGTCCCGACATAGTTTAGATCACCAATTGTATCTTTAACCAACGCAACTTCAACTTTCGTGGCTAACTCATTTGTGTTCCCTATTTCTTCCCAACTGTTCATTAAATCGTTAAATTCTTTTGTACTATTTTCTATTGCTGTTTTATACTTATCTTCGTATTCATCGGCAATTTTTTTTATTTCTGCAACGGCTTGAGTAAATTCGTGGACGTAAATTTGAGATAGCCCAGTTAACTTATTATCTATTTCAGATTTTTCCATCATGAATTTAAAATGACCAAAATCATGAGAATGATCTGTAAAATCAAGGTATACGTGAGCGTGCACCTCGCCCGAAAACCCTAAAATATCTTCCGGAAACGTGAAGCTGGCCTTCCCTTGAAATTCACTATCAATAACCAAAGGATAGATATATTTTTCATTATTTGGTTTAAAAAGTAACAATATCCTAGGTTTGCTATCGGACAAAATTAATGGGCAATCCATTTTGCTAAATTCGAAATTTATCTTATACGACTCATTGTCATGGGACCAAACAACAAGCTGACTATCCTTCATCTTGTCGATAGATGGATTTAATATGAGCTTTTGTGTTGATTCTTTCTTCATAATTTCCTCCTTAATTTAAATTACTATAACTTCCCTTATACACCACTGATTATTCGGGGATGCGGAATTGCTATCGTGACCAGTAAGTCTCCCAAGATAGGGATAAACAACTTTCATTGCCGCTGGATCAGACATACCAATACGATGATTCATACCTGCGTGTGCTTCAATTCCCGCTTTAGCTATGAATTCATGTTTAAAATGATAATCTCCTGGTCCTACACTTGTTTCACCGTCTCTTTCCCACCTGCTGAAAATGATGATTATTCCCATTTTCATTATTTGGGAGTCCCATTCAATAGTATTGCTAGCTTTAAAATATGTGGCTCCTTTATAAACCACTTTTCCCGAAACGTTTGTCATTATGTCTATTTCTGACTTCCCGTAAACGCCTAATTTCTCTGGAGTTAAATCGTGTGGATTTTCTTTATCTGCAACATGATTAGATAACACGTTAGAGTTACTTGTTGTTATACGCCTCAAAGCACTAATATCAGAGATAATCGAGGTGAAATCTCCATTATTTATTATTTGCTCGAGTATATCTTTAATCTGCTCAAATTCGTAAATATAATTACCTTGTCTGATGTTTTGACAAGCTCCCGGTATCACGGTGTATTCAAAATTAGCAGTCGAATCACTCACGCCATCTTTTTCAAAAGAAAAATAAGCTGATACTTTTCCTATACGCTGATAAAAGCTTGCGTTAAGTGTATAAGTAGCTACTCCTGTTCCATAATCAAACGCTGCTAGATCACGAGCGATAATATTATCCTCAAACATTACGTTTAAAAATACAGAATATCCGTTAATATCATCTTTAGAAATATTATTCTCAATTATTTCGGCTACGAACGTTTGTGATTCTTTGTCACCTTGTCTAACGCTTATCACTCCGACATTATTTGTCGGCTCAGTTGTACTTAATGTCATATTGTAAACACTCATTTAAAGTCTCCTTTCTTATCCAAAAATATATGGCCTTGGATTTTCAAATCCGTCATTCGTTTGCGGCCAAGGTGCATTCATAATTTGGAAATGACAATGCTCTGCTGTACTTGGCCCTGTCGTCCCCATATTGGCGATTTGCTGACCTTGTGTAACGATGTCTCCCATCGCTACTCTTACGCTTGAATTGTGGGCATAACCGGTGTATTTGCCGTTAGCATGTTTGATTACAACGTATAATCCATACCAATCCGGATAATTTCCCATTACTACTACTTCGCCATCCATCGATGCATAAATCGGAGTATTAGGATTACCGTTAACAAAATCCATGCCATTGTGGAACTCTGTCGGATATGGCGGAAACGGACTTGTTCTATATCCCCACTCGCTAGTAACAGTAATAGGCGCTGAAATTGGGGGGATAAAGTTTCCACTCACTTCAGGCGCTTTTAAGTCTTTAAATTTGTTGTACCAATTTCTTGCATAACCTTGTCGTTCTGGATGTGCTGCTGCTGGTCTTTCAAAGTTAAGCTCAAAAGCTAAAGCAGCATTTTCAGGACTACTTTCAGATTTGAATCCATTAACTGTTGTCGGTTGTACTGCACCAATCCATTGCCCGTTGTACATGCACCAATCAATTAATTTTGATTGAGCGATCATTGTTCTGTAATTATCTTTAATGTTAGCAGCCGCCATCAGCGTTATAACGTATTCTCTACCATTCCAAGTAATCACCCCAACTAGTGGAAAAGCTGACCCGTCCCATTGCACTGAACCATACGCTGGGCCACCTACTTGTTCAGTATCAGGATCCATCGAGTTTCCAACTTCGCCTTGAACGTTTCCGAGTATTCCTGCGGCTGCGGCCGGACTATATCCTTTACTAATTAAATATATCCATAGCTGCCATGCAAATTTATCGGCCTGTGATGTCACTTCGGGTGGGTACTGGCCATTCCAACCTCCACCGCCACCTTGTCCGCCAGGAGTTACTTCTTTTCCGCCGACAAATAGCTTTCTTGGTACGTGCAAATTGCCGTCTCTTAAAGAAAATCCACTCGTTGCATCTTGGAAGTCTATTCCTTTTTTACAATACAATGTTAATGGGGCTGCCCATTCTGATAAGTCTCTATATTTTTTTGATGGTAAATATATTCCGTCATTGTCATCATTTGCAATTTTTATAAAATCTCCACCATCAAGGCCAATAAAGAGAGAACGATCACTAGCCTTGACATCTGCAATCCAACTAAAATTGTCGCCAGTTGTTCCTATTTCTCCGATAGGGTCATTCCCTCGCCAAAATTCCAAGCCTTTTTTTGTCAATTCCATTATTCTAATATTGCGGTTCCATATTTGCAAAGCACCAGATACTAATCTAAGTGCATCGCCAACCTCATTGAACGAACCCATAAATACATCGGCATTAATCGTTCCTGTTTTGATGAAATTCGCTACAAATGTTCCATCTAAAGTCCAAGCTGATTCAAATTTCCCGTTTATACCAGTACTTGAAAATCCAATTCCAGATTTATTAATTCGTAAGACTTGCTTAGCTGTTTTTACATCTTTTGTATCCATAATCAAAATATCTGATGGTTCTTCCTTTGGCCACATTACAACATGTCCACCGTTATTGCCGGTGATCATGCTCGATACATAGTCTATAAAATCACTCATATAGTTTTTGCTTGATTTATTCTTAAGCAACTCTTGAACTTCGTTTTTTTGTGATTCGTAAAACGTATACTTCGCATCACCGGCTGTTAACCTTAATACTTTTTCATTTAAACCGTCATACTCTACCTTGATAATTTGTGCTTCAACGTTCATTCTGAATCCTTCATGAAATACTTTGAAACTGTCACACAAATTCATTGTTCTAAAATCTTTGAACTTATTTGTTTTATCACTTACATCAAGTTTAAGTACTTCTACTTTAATGTTAATTTTGGGTTTATCGCATCCTGGATTTATTGATTTGAAGTAGTTTTTTGCAATCTTGTTCAAGCTCTTTAAATCTGTTACGCCTTGTTCCTCTGTGAACTGCACCGGGTTTGAATAAACCTCTCCATAGTAATTTGAAACATAATCACTATCGACGATATCTCCAAAAATACGTTCAGTTTTTCCTTCTTTATTCTGCACATCTGCATATGGAGTTATACTAGTTACTAAATTCGTGATATCAAAGTCTGCTTCTAATCCAGATAGATTTTTCCGGTATCTAACCGTACAAACATTGTCCCTCCCTCTCTTTCTTAAAAGAGAAAGTTTAAATGGTTCGTGTTTTATTTCACCACCCCAATTTTGTAAAAGAGATCCACTTTGCCCCGCTACACAGCTAATGACTTTAGAGGCTTCAAGATAAGTACTCGAAGTTGTTGTAATATCTGAATAGAGTTTAACGTCTGATTTTCTATCCATATCTTTCTCAAGTAAGTTCATTGCTTCTTGCGCAGTTTTGCTAATAATTTCTACTCGCTTGATTGATCTATTACCTAATTTAAAAGTGCGACTTTTTCCGTAAATAATTAACTCGCCTGTGCTCATACTCTTATATTCTTTATTAATGACAAACACTTGATAATCATCTTCATCATTCGATTTACCTTTTATTTGATAACCATTTTTTAAATACTCAGCATATTTAGTTGTGTGAGGAATAGTTAGCTTCATTGTAAATTGACCATTCCGTTCTTCCGTGGTAATAAAGGAAGTTGTGTCATTTAAAAAACCTATCCCCGCGTTTTCAAAGTTGCTACTATCTGGATTATGTACTGTCGGTATCATAGTTTAGTTTGCCACCGTCCTTTCACTTCAATCTTGCTAACTGCTCCTACCCAACTAACTTCGTTTTTACCTGGATCAAAATACGGCATGTAGTTACTTTTGAATTTATTATTTTGGTTAATTAAAATACCTGCATTTTCTTTATAAACTTCTTGGATTTCAGGGTCTGCATTAATAATAATATGTTCGTTAATATCCTCAATTTTAAGTTGACGACCATTAATTAAAAGTGTAACGGATCCATTTCCATATATTTTAATCTCAGGATCAGATGAATAACGTTCATTATTATATATTGTAAATGGTCTATCAAAAGTAATAACATCTTGACCTCTGATTTTTAATTTAAACGGTTTGGCACTCAACGAAAAAGAAAAAGGAACTGCGAGCATTGTATCTCGAGTTCCTGAAAATATTGGTTCATCCGTTACTATCACTTGATAAATAAATTCTTTATCCCAGTACGGTATAAAATCAACGTATTTACCACGAGTATCTAAAAATTCTGTAATTAAATCTTCAATGTTTTGGATGCTTTCATAACTATTTACACGATAAAAACAGTTTAATTTTATCGGAACATTACGGTAGTATTGCTTATCGAATAATATAGCACCATTAACACCAGTGCTCTCTGTTAATTCTACTACTCGCTGAGCTTTGTTTTTTGGTGGCCGTTCTCTAATATACACTGGAAATTCTTCACTAGAACGACCATTTAATTCAAATATTCCATCTAATATATTACCCACCTCCAAAAGCTTCATTTTGTTGTCTTTTATCTTCAATCAAGTAAACAATTTCATCTACCATTCGTTCAAGCATTTCTCGTGGCAAATCACCAAATGCTTGTAAGTGTACATGTATTTCGTCCCTAGAAGGCATATTTCCGATTGTTTCAGCAACAGCTGCTCTGACGTAACTCATCAAATCAGATATTGGCGCAATCGCTTCAGGACCAGCTTCACCACCGCCCATTAGATTACCACCGTTACTCCCGAAAATTGTAGGCTTAGTCAAAATTCCACCTTTAGCAAACCAATCTACTTTCAATTTTGGAACTGACATTTCTTTTAATGAAAATTTTCCTTCCAAGCTAAATCTTGGCATCTTAATTTTGGGAAGCTCCCATTTAAAATCAAAAAACTTAATAATATTTTTTACTGTACCACTTACTAAATCTTCAATCCATTTCATCCCTTTGTTAAACGCTTCTTTAAAGCCATCAACAGTCCCACTGATGCTATCGCCAATTCCACTAAAAATTTTACTGGTCCATTTCCCAAAACTTTCTAACTTCTCGCTGAACCAGTCAGTTATTGCACCCCAATTCTTAAAGATGAGTATAATAGCTGTAACTACTGCAATCACAGCTAAAACAATTGCTATAATAGGTAACATTGTTGCCATAAGACCTCCCAGTGAAAGTCCTGTTGCTGCTAACCCCATGTTTAAAGCTAAAATAACAGGCAGTAGAGCACTTATTCCTACTAATATCCCACCTATCACAACAATGATTGTTTTTACTGGACCGGGTAACGCCGAAAAGACATCTGATAGCCCTTTAATGATTGGAATGAATATGTCTAACAAAGGAATAACTCCTTCCGCAATCATTCCTCCAAACTCAGACATTACTAAAGTAATGTTATTCATCGCAACTTGTTGTTGATCAATAGGGTCTAATGTATCCTCAAACGTTTGGGATACTTTGCCCATTGAATTCTCTGCCACGCCACCTAAGTCATTTATTTCCAAAGCTCCTCGTCTGATTGCATCAGACATAACACTTGCGCCTTTTGTTCCGAAGACCTCACTAGCAATCGCTAACGCTTCAGTTTCACTAGAAGCATTTTTAATTTCACTTTGTAAGTCTCCTAATCCATCAACAAGTGAGACGTTATCTTTAGCAAAAACAACAGAGGCTTTCGACATATAACTTAATGCCTTTGTAGAGTCAATACCATTCTTTTCAAACTGTCCAATTAGCTGTGCACTATCAGCAAAGGTTAGCCCTAGTTCTCTGAGCTGTGGTGCGCCTTTAACCGTAACATCAAATAGTTTATCAACTGACTGTCCAGTATCTTGAGCGACCTGAGTAACGGAATCTAAAACCATTGCAAGATCACCATTTTCCAGTTTATACGCTTCAATAGCTCGTTTAGCATTTATAGAAGAATTAGTAACGTCAGTTCCGTTGATTTCAGCAAACTTAATCATTTGATCCGATGTTTTTTCAAGCTCATCACCAGTAAAGCCGAATTGTGTATTAAGTTCTCCAATTGCAGAACCAACTACCGTAAAATCATCTACTGGCAAAGAAGAAACTAGACTATTGTATATCTCTTCAAAACCTTCCATAGCTTCAGTTGTTGCCCCTGTTTTAGTAACGATAATATCTAGCCCATCATCTACTTCCCGAAAGGCATCTTGAGCATCGGCAGCGAACTCTTTGACTTTTTGACCCACTTCAGCTAATTTTTCACCCGCTTCAAGTAATGCACCTGATTTAACGGTGTTACCTAGTTCTTCTAAGCTAGTAGATCCCTCATTCGCTTTGGTTGAGATGCCATCCAATTCCGATTTGACATTTTCGATAGCTTGACCATCGTCAACCTTATCTAAAGTTTCCTTCATTACCTTAACATCAACTTCGCTACCTAAAGCTGATTTCCCGATTTTTATTAAAGCAACTTCCATATCGTCAGCGCTTGCTGTACCATTTTTTATTGCATTAGTTAATTTACTACCTAATACATCTTGATAATCTTCTACAGATGAACCAGTTGCTTTAAACATCGTATCCAATCGACTTGTATTTTGATTTAATCGATCTTGCTCTGATTGCACATTTGAAAGCTGACCTTTGTAGCCATTCAGCACTCCTTCAGTCGCTTCAATTTCCCGTTTAAATGCTCGGTATTGTTCCTCGCCTATTTCACCTTTTTTGAATTGATCCTCAACCTGCTCTTGAGCTCCCTTTAGGCCGTCTAGTTTCTTAGAAGTTAATTCAACTTGTTCACCTAATAATTTTTGTTTTTGAGCAACTAACTCCGTATTTCCTGGATTGAATTTCAATAGCTTTTCAATGTCTTTTAATTCTTTTCCGACTTTATCAGATTCACTGGTTATTCCCTTTAAGGATTTATCTAGACCTTTCGTGTCGCCATCAATCTCTACCGTTATGCCTTTTATTCTGCCAGCCATGGATTTCCCCCCTCCCTAAAAAGAATCAAAGTCAGATTGTGAGGCACGACGTTGACTCTCTTTTTTGGTATTTTTTTCAGAAACGTATTCTTCGGCATAGTCAATCGCTCCACCTACAGTCAAGAAACCTAGCTCATTAATATCAAGACCTACTTGCTTGCAAATGAATAGATAGGATTCCGTTGTTAATATTTCAGAACTTCCAGAGTTCTCGTCTTCGTTTATCGTTTTTTTTTAGTTCTTTGAAGGAGTGAAAAAAGCATGTCTTGAATTTCCGGAAATATTTCATCCAAAGGAAACTCACTAAATTCTTCTAACCAAGTGATAGGTTCCTTAATTTCACTATTTCCACCTTTCGCTAATATCCAAATAATATTGTAAAAACAATCAAAATCAATATGAGCAATATCCTCGTATGTCATATCATTTAGGTTTTGTTGCTTGTCACCAAATATCTTGTTCAATTTTATGATTTCTGCAAAAAAATCCTTTCTAAATTGCTGTTTAAACAAAATTGGTGTAGCGGCTGTCGATTTTAATTTAACTTCACGGCCGTCAATATTAATGATTTTTTCCATAATTAAGCACCTGCCGTTTTTTCGTATACTTTTTCAAACCAGTTATCATATACTGTAGGTGTCGTTGTTTCTTTAGTTTTTGTTTTAACTGCTTTATCAAATGGACGAGGTGTTGCATTAAAGTTTAACTCTGTGGTGTTAGGACTTTCTTTACCAGTAGCGCTACCAAACGACGTACGGTTAGCAGAACAATTGTATAGTACATGGCGTGTTGCATTCTTATCGCCTTCAAACTGAAATAATAGTGCAAAAGGACTTGTTTGTGCACTTGAGACTTCTGTTTGAACTTGATCATCTTTATCTACAATTTCGCCTAAGATATCAACTGAAAATTCATCTGGCATCAATGCGGCAACAAATTTCCCTGTGTACCCTTTGTTATTCGGTGAAGAGTAATATACAATATTATCTGCTTCAAATTCCATCAAATCACCATTAGTGTCGAGTGATAAAGATACTGCTCCGGGATATCTTTTAGGCGTTTCATAACTAATCTTCCCATCCAAGCCGACTGTCGCTTTTGCCCAATAACAATTTTCCAGACCGAACTCTACAAGATTTTTTTCTTTATTTTCTACCATTTTGTATGCTCCTTATAGTTGTATTTCATAAGCTTTTAAATACATTTTTTCACTTTCGATATAACTTTCATAGTTATCGAATGGCAACTTATGATCATTTAATATTTTTTCTAACTTTTTTTCTTCTCTAATATTTTTTAAATTTGAATACAGTTCAACACGAATGTTTTTTATACCATAATATACCTGATTATCAGCCCTAAAATTATCACTACTGCTATCAAGGTAAAGAATATAGGGTAGTTGAGGAACCTGTCCTGTTTCCCAGTGGTGATAACCGACTTCTAGTCCTGTTAATTCAAGTACTTTTTTTAGGTCCTCAAATTTCATTGACTTAACCTCTTTTCTACTTCACGTTCAAATTTTTCAATCACTTTATCATGAACTGGTCCGATATGTGGCAATGGCTTACTTCTACCGCCATTCCTTAACGCATGAGTATTTTCTAACAAGTGTGTCAATTGATAGTCGGTTTTGTTGTGGATAACAAGACTTGTTCCAATTTTAGAGACTGTCCAACCTTTTGCATATTTTCCCGTTGCACCGACGGGGCTAGAACTTTTTAGTTCCTCAGCGGCTTCTTTGGAAACTTCGCCCTTCAGTTCATCAAGACTTTTTTCGACTTCAGATGTATACTGACGTAATGATTTAGCTATTTCATTCGCCAGCTGAGTCCCTTTGATTCCCATCTTGATGCACCGCCTTTGCCTGAACTAATTTTCGTTGGCAGGTTAACTCTAATCGGTCTCTGTCCAGCGGATAAACTCTAATAATATCGTAAACAATTTCCTCTAAAATTAGTGAAGTTTGTTCTTCGTAGTCGTACGGATGAATAACTAATGATTTTGTTACTGTAATTCCGCTTTGGCCGGCCGTATAAAACTCAGAACGTGAAATCGGTTGTTCATATCCATAGACTTCCTCTTGTTTCAGAATAGGTATTTGATTACCTATATCATCTTCGATAAAATCAGTAGCAGCTAATAAGTTTATATCTAGGTCCCACAGTTCTTCATGCATCACTGTCCCTCCCATTAGCAATCACGAGATTGTGCAGCCGGAATTGTAAATTACGTGGGCACGCCCCTTCACCTCTAGAACGATATCTCCACGCTGAATAATCAACTACAAACATTAAATGCTTGTAGTTGTTATCCTCTAAAATAATTCCTTTTTCATTTATTAGTTCTTCAATAACACTTTTGATGATTGCAGTAAGGTAGTCATCGCGATTACTTTTCTTGGTTCCTAAATTTACTTTTAGTAAAGGTAAAATGATTTTTTCCATTACTCTTTATCCTTTTTCTTTTTTAATGTTCCTTTTTCTACTTGGGCTTTTTTCGTTTGCTTATTTATATGTTTAATAAGAACTTTCCCTATTTTGTTTGTTTCAGAGGACAATTCTAACGCTCGTTCAGGTGTAACGGTAAGCCCCTTACGCGGAAAAGTAGCCCCGACCGCGTATAAATGGTTACCGTCTTCTAAATCTTTAAACGGAAAAATAACTTCATAGGTCATTTGATTAAGCACCCCCTACATCTGGGGTACCTTCGGGCACAGTTCCGTTGATTTGTACAAAGAAACCAGCGTCAGGGTCTCCTTTTGAAATACCAAAACGAATTCCGGTTGCTACATACTCACCGTAAATTTTGTCATCTGCCCACTTAGCACTAATTTCAGCTCTTTTCGGCATAAGAATAGCCCGTTTAGAATCCCCAATAAATGCTGTTTGAGGGTTATAAACAGGCGCTTCAGCCGTCCCGGTATTCACTTGTAATTGCTCATCATCCACAATGTGTACTTTTTTATTACCAATTACACCATCACTCGCTTTAGTAATATCCGGCTGCAATAAGTACTTACCATCTTTATCTTTTAAAGTATCTAAAATGTGGAAGAAGCTTTGTGTCACAATTAGTGATTTGTCGTACCCGGTTTTAAGCTTCTTGTTTAAGATCTCTTTGAGTTTGTCAACGATATGATCTGTGGCAGCATTAATTTCTACTTTTGTAAAATCTTGAAATTGTTTTGTGATCAGGTCATTAGATGTATTTTCCCGTTGCTCATCAGCATTCGTATTAACAATACCTACCAAATCAGCCTCAGTATCATCGATAGACTCTTGAGAAATTGCAATCATTCCGCGGTAAGTTTGTACTTCCCATTTTACAGGAATAAATTCGGGTTTCGCTAAATCTGGGTTTTGCTGTAATTCTTCAACGGTATGCATTTTAGCTTTAGAACGTTTTTGCATTTGGTAAGTACCTGATGGGTTCTTTACTGGAAATACCGTCACAAATTGGGATAAATCCGTTGTGCTGTCCAGTTCTTTACGTGGTTTATAATCTACATCTTTAGGTATTAATACGCCAACATCATCAGACGTAAGGTTATCTCGTTGAACTTTCCCTTTGGTACGTAAAAACTCGTTTGCTGCTTCACGCTTTTCTATTAATTCTTCCTTAGTTCTTTTTGACATTTTTTTATTTCCTCCTCGTTTTTCATCAATCGGATCATTAGATGGCTCTTTATTTTCTAACGTTTCTAGTTCCATTTCTAAAGCGGTGATATCTTCTTGGATCGTCGCTTTTTCTTCTTTTTTCTCATCTAACTCTTTTTCTATCTCATCGATTTGTTCCTCGACGGTCTTAATTTCTTCGTCAGTCACAGCTTCATCAATTGCAGCTTCAATTTCTGTTGCACGTAATTCTAGCGCTTTTTCTGCTTCTAATGCCGTTGCTAAAAGATCTCGTTTCTGATTAATTTTTTTATTTAACATGATTTGCTTTAATGCCATTTATAATTCGCTCCCTTAAGTTATTCTTTTTTATTTCCAAGCTTCGTTTTGACAGCCGGTTAATGTCATTCGTTCTTGCTTCAATTTCTGTTTGTGGATATGCTGGAAAAGTCACACAACTAACTTCAAAAACATCGACTTTTTCTAAAAAAAATTTCATGCCGCTGTCACGCTTCTCAGACGATTCTTCTGTCACATAAAATCCAAAACTACAGGCATCAATATCACCACGTTTAACTTTTGCATATACTGACATTGCTTCTGGATCGCTTCGATTAATTTCTACTTTTCCATAAACGCCTTTCTCGTCTTCTTGCAAATGTAATGTTCCATTACTAGTACGACCTAATACTGATCCAGAGTCATGATTAAACAAACATCTAACATCATTTTGTTTTAAACTTTCTCTTGCGGCCCCTTTTGCAACTTCTTCAAAACATCCTTCAAATAATTCTGTTTCTTCGCCATACCTAATAAAATATCCTTCAAGATATAATTTTTCATCTTCTGCCGTTTCTGCAGCCCTAAATTCTGATTTGAAATATGCGGTTCTTTTTTCTAGTTTCAATCTTCATCACCACCTTTCAATTTTTTTTGTTTATCAAGGTCTTGTTGTTTTAAGTAATTTTCAAGGACTAGTAGTTCCTCCATTTCGGCATCTGGCGTTAGGCCTACCCAATCACGAAGTTCATTACGTCTCATTGAATTTCGATCTATCATGGCCGTTCCAGCTGCAACCATTTCTGTTAAGTTGTATGCATATAAGCTCCTAGGATTTAATTTAAAATACATTGTCGGACTAATTAACAAATCTCGTGTTAAGGTCTGTGCAATGATTTGAGCGATACTCATGATTCGTGTATCTATCCAATTGTTATGTTCTGATTGACTAAATGTCCCTACTCCCAACAAAAATGGCGGAACTCCTAAGAGACCTGCTACTGTTTTTTTATCTAATTCAACTGACTCGTTAATTGCAATATCTTTCAATGTTAAAGGTTTAACTTGTTGGACTTCGAGTAATTCCGCTGGTATAATCCAGGGCTCTCCCGGTTTTGACTCACCAAGATACTTATTCTTTATTTGTTCACGACCAGCATTGCTCGCCATTTCTTCACTCAGTGCATCAACTTTTACAACAATATTTGGCATATACTGACCTGACATGAAACTATTTTTAGTCTTAGTAGCTTGCTTAAGGTTCTGAACTAAGTCACGTAACACTATGCGATATCCTGTGCCTCTGTATGGGTAACAAGGATCAGGGTTAATCGCAAAATGAATAACTTCATCCGGCTGAAATACAACTCCATTGCAATTAATTTCATATCCATCATCTAAATCGTTATAGCTTATTGAATCCATTCGTAGCGGTTTTAATTGATCAATCAAACCATTTTTCATAATCGGTAATACTATGGAGTTTCCATCACCATACAAAAGAAGGTCAGAACAAATTTTATATATCCAATTTTTTCTCGTCATGTAACTGTATGGATTAACGTCAAGCTTCCTTGACAATTCATTTCTGACACGTTTATCGCCTTTTTCAGTATTCTCCATCAAATGTATTGTCATATTCGACACCATATCTGCAATACGATCTGTTGCTATTCTGACATCAGGGTTATCCGACAAACGAGAATAACCGGGTGGAAACATAAGCCCCGGAAAGTCTGCACTTGATAATATCAGCGGGGAACTCTTATCGCCTACCGTGCTTCTCGTTTGACTTTTATTTCTATTTTTCTTTTTTGACAAATTCTCACCACCTTTCAAATTAACTGTTTTAACGATTCATCCACTTATTCCCCACATCACCTAAGGCCATGTCATCTAACATTTGACAGCAACTAAATACTCCAGCATCGAATAAATCAATACGTTGTACCCCTCCATCACCATCAACTTTGTCATACATGATTTGGTCATCTACTTTTTCTACTGCTCTAACATTCTGAACGCAGTACTCAAAGGCTTCTGAGTGTACATAATAAAACTCTTTATTCTTTGCTTTCACTTCGATATGTCTAAATCCTTCTGACTTTTTCCAATAGTTTTGAGGTTGATCTACAATTTTAAAACTTGCTTTTCTCATTTTCAAAAAAAATTCTCGACCAAATTTTTTATCGAAACCAACCATTTTTACCTTGAATCCTTTTCCACGCATTAAAATAAACCATTTAACAATATCATCAAATAAAACAGTTGGCGTATTACTCATCGTCAACCACCCATCTTCTTTCCAACCGAATAACGGAATACCGTCTTCTTCTGCCTTTTTTGTTGCATTAAGTATTGGGAAGAAAGCATGTGTGATACAAATATCGACACCTTTGTAACTACCATATAAAGCACCAGCTGTTAAATCATGAAGTTTGGATAAATCAGCTCCGCCATACCAATTAATTGGAAGTAATGCCAATTCTTCTAATGTCCAATTGTATTTTCTATCTGAATTTTTGAACTCTTGAATATCAAAATATGACGTCATTGCATTTGTAAATATGTTTAATGTTTTATTCAAATACTCTGTTTTAAGTTGTGCTTCATTCATTGCTTGGGCAGCATCAGATAACAAATCTTCCAAAGTTACTGTTACCCCAATACTCGGTGTACACATTTCTAACACTTCTGGATCGTCCATTGTTGTTATCTCGCCTTTAGAATTGATTATATTTCCTTCTTCGTCTTGATCAGCTTTACAGATGAAAATGAAATATGAATCATAAGCTTTATCAGTGATTGTGCCATTTAAAACTTTCTGTAATGTTTTTAGTCGACTTGCTAGAAATCCGTCTGGAATGTCTCCAGCTGTTGAAATCCCAATTAGTAATTTATTACGGTAGGCTTTCATTGCATTTTTCATTAGCGTGTAGCGTTTAGCCCCCGCACGTTTCCACGAATGTAATTCATCTAATACTAATCCGTTACAGTTTAATGAATCCAATTTATCTTCTTGATTTGCTATGGCGTAAATATCACTAGTGCCATCCCCAAAATCAATTGAAACGGAATGTTCTTGGTTATTGTCACGTATTCTCAGTTTTTCGACATCTTCTTTTAATTCTTTCACGTTATCTACTATAAAGTTAAAACATTCTAGAGTTTGCTTAACCGAGTTTGCTACAATGTATGATTTAGCTCCAGATGTTCTATCAAGCGTATTTTTAGCAAGTGTTAAGGCCGCACTAAAAGCCGTTTTCCCTTGTTTACGTGGTAAGAATATCAGAGCTTCATTAAATCGTCTTATTTTTTGTCCTTTTAAAAAGAAGCCAAACAGATTCACACAAACAAAGACTTGCCATTCAGTTAATAGCAATGGTTTACCTTTAAACGATTCTCCGTTTTTATCTTCTCCCTGAACATGGTGCATAGTAGTTTGTATGAAATCTATCACAAAATTAAACTGATCTTGTTTAAAATCTAAATCATCACGTTTTAAATCATCTATAAAACGTTGACAAGCATATACTCTATCGATATTTGCGAGTATTTTGTTTGAAACAATATCTTCCGCGTACTTCAGAGCAACCCTAAAGTGGGGAGAAGTTATTCCTTTCAAGTTCATAGACTCAAGAACCTTGCCCCTGTTTCTCTAACAGAAGTTGCAGCGCAGATTTTTCTTTTTTTGGTTGCTCTATCTCTGCATTGTACGTTTTAGCGTTCAGCATTAATCGATCTGAATATGTACCTATGTCTTTTCTCAAATTTTCTAAGCTTGCGAGAATGGGCGACTTTTTACCACCACTTTTTTCAGTTTCGATTGCAACTTCAAACCCAGTTCGTTCAAATTCACGACTTAGAAAATTGTACTGAAAAATCATATCGGCATATACTTCAATTATTTGATTATATTGTAGTTTGTAAGTGCCAAGCTCTTTCATATATTTTATTGTTCTCCGCTTAATCGTATCTCTTTGGGGAATATTTTTACCCATTTCACATCACCTTCTTTCTTTATGGAAATATTTTTTCAAAATCCTCCCGCACTTGGAAAAAGCTCCCTTCCCCGGTACCCTAAACGTTATTTTTTAAAACTTATAGGTGGGGGGGCTTCCAAATTTATTTTTAAATTCTGTTTCACGCCTTTTTTGCCATTTTTCTCCCAATGCTGTTATCTCATTTGTCAGTCTGTCGTGCATCTTGTTATGATATTTATTAGACATACAAATAAGGTTCCAATTGACATAGGCGAGATCTGGATATGTATCTAGTGGGAATATGTGATGAACTGTATCGCCTTGGATTCCTGGCCCATACCTCTTTGACTCTTGGCATGTATACTCGTCTCTTCTTAAAATAATATTTCTCTTGTTAATCCAACGTTTGTTTTTATAAAAGGGTTTAGTTTGTTTCATAAGTTACCTCTGCCCCATAGAAGCTTAGGAGCCATTTGCCGAATCTCTCCTGCTCGTCTACTGTCGTGCTGTGAGCTAATGTGTAAACGTACAAATCATCGCCTTGCTTATAAGTACTTAACTCAAAGTGTTGATCACTCGTGTCACTTATCATCATGTTTGTATAAACAGCGTGGTAGTTGCCTACATCTTTAATTACATACGACTTATGATATAGCTTATTATCAGGTACCTTACTATAAGATAAATCAATATACATTAATGTGAATGTAATAAGTCCGACCAATATTAATGCTGTGATTGATAATATTTTAATTCGTTTGATACTCATAGGTTCCCACGCTCCACTTCTACAGAGTCAGTTAGTTTACTATTTTGTGGCATCTTGCATATCCACCAAGTGTTAACTGGCGGGTTATCACTATAAGGTTCTGTTGTAAAACCCTTTACATGTTCCTTTGCTTTTTCGTGGCTATCTGAAATAGAATGTAGTGAAGCGCCAGTCACGCCACCACTGATATATAAAATATATAACATTTACTCCGCCCCCTTCATCCGCTTAATCTTATTAATCGTCTTTTTGTCTAATTGATCCTGAACTTTAAATCCTTGCCTTTGATGTTTATCAATATTATCCATTGCTATTTTTGCCGTTAGGTCAAGGTAATGTTTATGGTTATATCTACTGTTTCCCATTTTCGTCCTCCTATAAAGTGTATGAGACATAATAAAAACGTCATACAGTTAAGTATGACGTTACGTTTGTTTTTATGGACCTTGTAGGACTCGAACCTACGACCGAACGGTTATGAGCCGTTAGCTCTTACCTACTGAGCTAAAGGTCCTTGTTTAAACTTACACCCTAGCATGCAAGCTCATTATGTACACTGTACTAGGCAGCTTCGAGCGACACTATTTCCGTAGCGTGCTCTTGTATATTTGTGGCGCTTAACTAGGCTAATCGTTTCCGCAATCAACCTAGAATTTTACTGACACTATTTAGGAAATAATATTAAGGAGTTTGACTTTCACATCCTTATTTTTTATTTTTAGTGTCAGCTCGATAAACAGTAGTTAATGACACAAATCATATTTTATCTGTTTATCTGATAATACAATATTACAATGATTTAAGGTGGGATAGTAGTTGTTTTAGTCCCAACTTCCGAGACGGTTAATTTTCCTACCGAATATCATAAGTGTCTTTTGTTTTAATCTTGAGATACTACTGGACGAATAGTGGACTTCTTTAGAAAATTCTTTCCACGTCATCCAAGAACAATCTCCCCAATACTTACGCTCAATTAAGCTACTTTCAATTTTTCCTAATTCATCTAAAGTTTCTCTAATTGCCTTTTTATCCTTTTCTTGTTGCATTATATAGGGATCATCTAAATACATTAACGCTACACGCTCTGTTGGGTTTGAAATCCTACTGCCACGACTACCACCCACATTTTCATCTTCTTCTTGGTATCTAGAAGCTTGTAATGACATTTTTTGCTTATTAATATTGTTTGGGATATTTTTATAATCTGAAAATCTATTTTCTAATTCATTCATCAATTTATCGTTTTTCTTACTCATTTTTTTCCCACTTTCTATGTGTTGCTATTACTGTTGTTTACCTTGCATAATCACAAGTATCTTTAAACTCTTGAACGCTTACTGGCTCAATGCTTTGAGTGCTGTTTTAAAAAATAATACTTTTGCCTGTTTTAAATACTATTTTTATCGTTCTTTCGGTTTAACTAAAGGCTCACTATTTAGCTGCAACCTTTCAATGATTTCTGCAATATGACCTTTATGCGCGTTGGCCCATGCGTGAGTTGCATAGTTTGTTTCAACTGCTAATTCGTTTCTTCTTAAATCAAACTCAAAGAAGTTTTCTAAATCTCGATTATCATAAGGTGCATTGCTTTTTAGGAATTGAATTAGCTCATTTGGAACATGGACTTCAATTTTCATACCTGATCGTTGATACTTACTCAACTAAATTTCCCCCTTCTGTTTCTTTAAATTCTTGATATTTCCAAAAGCTTGTTGTCTATCAAAAGTCCCATTTCGTTTGTTTCCCTTCTTTTTCTCGTCACTTGTTAATCTCTCGAATGATGTTAAGCGCCAAGCATGAGATGCAGCTTCCAAACCACATCTGCTCATTGCTTTTATAGCCATTCTTAGTGCTTCTGTCTGGAATGGATACCACTGATACATTTCATCAAAAACAATCAGCTCAGTCTCTACTCCTAATCTTTCATTGCCTTGGAGTTCTTTCATTGCCTTTGATACTCTCAATTTAGTTTGTTCTAACTCTTTACTTCGTTCAGGAGTGAATACGCCATTTATTCTATTCATAAACACTTGATACTCTTCTTCAGTTTCAAATATAATCTTTGTCATAGGCGCTACCTTTCTATTCTTCCGTATAATCGCTACCAACGTATTTATTAATAAATTCAGTGACAGCTTTAACATCCCCATCTTCGCCGACAACTATTTATATTTCTTATCGCCAAGTTTATAATTTTGTCAGTGGGAAATACGAAACATTCACTTGATCCAACCACAGATAAAGCTCCCTCAGCTAATTGCTTTCTATAAAATTCGGTCACTTCTTCTATTTCTTCGTTGCTCTCTAAGTTGAATGATACTTCTTGGCCATCGGTTAACATTGCAATGATTTTATAACTATAAGTACCCATTTTGTCCTCCTTTCGACTACATGTTATAATCGCTCAATTATTCAGGTATCGAATTAACATACCCGGAAACATCTTTTAACAATTGATCATAGGCATGTTTATATTTATCACGGTCTTTTCGCATTTTGGTTAGCGAATTACTATTGTTATTAGCAGCCTCAACAGCTTTACGATACTTTCTGAATAACTGGTCGTATTCTTTCTTCCACTTGATACTCGGCTTCTTAGCTACTTTTAAACTCATTACTCATTTCCCCTTTCGATTACCCAAGATAATAATTACTTTTCATTTGTTATTTAATTAAAAATGTAATATAATTCAATTTGAAGGTCGCTATGTCCATGGTGACCTACAAACCCAGCTTCTTACTGAGTAATCGGTAAGGAGCCTTTTTATTATCCATGATAATCGTTCATTTTATTGGACTTTTATGTTTATTTTGTTACTCTTAAGAAAAACCTTTTGGAGGTGTTCTCTTGATTTTCATACTATTTCTATTAATATGTTTTTTAGCTCCCGCAATGGTATTTACAGTAAAAAAGGAAGGGCGTTTTTCTGCCATATCCGTTACTCTCATTATCATCATGGCAATCTGTTTACTGCTGATGTTTCGCCTCTTACTATCGTAAATAATCACAACTAATCTTTAATTATCCCTCTCATAGCCAGCTCGCCGTAAATATGTAGCCAGTTAACTAAGGGACACATTAGATTTTTATCATCGATAAAATAATCTGCACCAACTTTCCTTGGATCGTTGCCCCACTTTTTAATTAAGTGAGGCGTGTTCTCATTGATCGTCGTAAATTTAATACCTTGCTCATACAAATACCGCTCTATCTCCGAAGCTTCACGACATGACCAGATTATGACTTCATGGCCAGATTCGATAATTTTATTAATTGTTAGCCGCGCATTGGTTCTTAATTTGCCAATTTGAGGGTAATCATTTGAATTGGTGATAGTGTTGTCAAAATCAATTGCTATTGTTTTCATTTGCTCACCTCATAACATTAGTGTTAGCGGTATGTTTGACAACATTTCATCATTAGCTAACTTAAACGTATCTTTTTTTATTTCAAAACCAAAGCCGTTTCTATTTAGCTCTACTGCTGCTCTAATTGTTGAACCGCTGCCAGCACAAGGATCAATCACAACGTCCCCCGGGTCTGTAAAAATTTCAATCAATTCCTTTAAAATTGGAATAGGCTTTTGAGTCGGATGGATCTTTGGATAGCTGTTATCAACCTCCCAGTTAAACCAATTTTTAATCATGCGACCATTATTATTAAACTTAGGTAATTTATCTCGATATAGAATCAAAGCGTACTCTGTGGCCCCGACAACTTTCATATTTGCTTTTAATACTTGCGCCGAACTCTTTTTAATAAACACGATAGGGATATGGCCGTTAAAACCATACTTTTTCGCTTGGTCAATCACCATTTGTAACTGTTGAAAGGCACAAAATACAATCATTGCTGGTGCCTTGCCAGTTTCTTTAGGTTCCTTGACTAACATTTTTGAGCAAAAGTGCATGAACTCTGGCACCTTAAAGTTTTCGTCTGTATCAAAAAATGCCTTATTAGCCTTGCTAGATTCGCCTTTTTGATTATCGCCGTCTACATACCACTCTAAACTAGAAGCGTAGGCATTTTTTCCCAAGTTGTAGGGGATATCAGCAATTACAAGCTGAGCTTTAGGTATGTTATATCGTTTATAATTTTGGAAATGATCGTTGTAAAGTTCAAATTTAACACTCATCGTTTAACCACAACCGTGAATGTTTCTTTAGTCTTTGGTGGTCTATTTAAATTTTTCTTTTTAGCCATAAAACGGCTCCTTTCTTGTGATTTTTCTAGGTAATCACTAATTCATTTCTTCGTGCCAATTGTCAGCAACTAAGACTTTGTACGGTTTGTTTTGCAAGTCGCTATTTAACTCCTCACATCTTTTGATTGCAGCGCTTTTCCTTTTGTAAATTTTATTGTTGTCTTCAGCCATCATGTGTGGCCCACTTGTTATTGCCACAACATATAATTTCATTTCGATACCGCCTTTCGATTATTTTAAGTAATAGCTAGGCTATCTTCATATTCGTCAATGTTCATTCCGTCTTTGGAATACCATTCCAGCCACTCGTTTTCTTCTTGATCAAACTCTTGTAACCCGAACGTGTTACTTGATAACACGTTATCAGGCAAAGTTCTTTGATATTTTGCTAATGCATTTATTACTGCTATTGCTTCGTCAGGCGAAGAAACATCAAACTTATGCACTACTCCTGAACCAATATTCACAGCGTTCCAAACTCTTAATTTCATTTAATCTTTCCTCCTAGTTGTTATTTCAATAGCTAATCACAAGTTGCAAAAAATGATTTAAAGTCAATCCAATTATCTTCAATTAAATTACCGATTTTAAATACTGTCCCGCCAAGCCCTGTAGTTTCGCACCTAATGCTTGTTCCTGGTATCTTTTCCCAACTGTCTACACCAATAACTTTCAGTATTTCAGCAATCGCTTGAAACCCCTTCTGCACAGGTACACGTACTTTTAATTCTTGAGAGTATTCATCTAAGGCATAGCCGCCTACACTCACTCCCCAACCTTTACCTTTTAATGTTAAGTAAAAAGTCAATATTCCGTGGTCTTCTCGACCTAAAAATGAACTAGTAACAATTGCATTTTCTATCATTTCTATTCCTCTTTTCTTTAATTGTTATTATTAAACCTAATAGTGATGTATCTGTCTGTTTACACCTCGTTTTGATATACTTAACGTGTCAGCGAGTGGTCCGCTGAACAAAATAAGAAAGCGAGGTGAAACAATGAGCGTAAACGTATCTCTAACGCAATTCACCACTTTTTCAACAAAAATCAATACTGGCGCTAAAATCGCATACGTCCGAAAAGATATCAAGAACGCAACTGACTATCATCCAGCGTTTGACTACTGGAAAGCTTTACGTGACGAAATAAAAAGAATTCACGAACATGGTTTACCTATCGAAAACTTAAGATACTTGGTAGATTTGAATCAGGTGGATGAAAAGAAATTAGTGAATTATCGTCAAGCAATCAACACTTACATTCGATTTGTAAATAAACATAATGTAGAATATTTCCAAGTAGGAAAATCTTTTTGGTCGTTAAGAGGTGAATTACATATAAACACCTCACCAGAACTTGGTTTAATTGTAGACGGCCAAAAATATTATGTTAAAAATTATTACAAAAAAAGAAATGCTGTCAATAAAATCGATAAAAGAAATATCAAGTCCACACTTACTCTGATGCAATTATCTGAAAAAGATTTTACTGCTGATCAGTCTGCGAAGTATGCTGTACTTAACTTTCAAAATGGTAAGCTCATTGAGTCAGGTCCGATAGTATCAGAAGATGTTCTTGAGTTAGAAACTGATGCTGAATTTTTATTGCATATTTGGAACCAAGTTTAGTCTTTACTTAACTCTCCTTGAACTTGAGCGCATGTCTCACAGATATTCTGGTTGTTCTCAAGTTCAAGAGTTGCTTTTTCCCCACAAATCATACATTCCTTGTCTTTTGACAAAATTTATTCCTCCTTTCGATTACTAAATCTAATAGCAAGTTATTTAACTAAAACTAGCCTCTGGTTCAGCATCTGGTAATACTTCTTCTTCCTCATACTCACAATCCAAAATCAACTTTGTTCTCTTGTTACTTAAATTCATCATGTACACATCAAAATCATTAAGCACTTGTAACGATGAAAGATTATCAACTCTGTTTAGATTTATGTCCCAATTATCACCACGATATTTAGATATGTTAAACTCCACATTCAAGCTCTCGTCCTTCTCACATTCGAATCTAACAATCCCGTGTTCGAAATTTGACCATGATCGACCGTCCTCAAGCACTGATTCAAACCTACAAGCAACATACTCATAACGGGGTTCATCGTCATATTCCACTTCCAAACCATCTGTATTAACTTCTTTCGCAACGTATTTACACCACTCCGCAAAAATTTCAGAGATTTTAATATCTTTTGGAACATCAGCAATAGCTAAACCTTTGAAGTTTTCAAGTACTTTATTGTTTTCAAAAGTAGTTTCCTGAAGAATCTTAATTAGTACAGGCTCAAGCTTGGTTACATATTCAGAGAAATCATGACGTTCTATAGCTGGCACTATTGCAGCGTTGATTTGGTTTTCTAATAATTTTTTTAAATCGCCACCATATCCAAATAAATCGTTTAGCGCTTTATCAATTGCTTCACCTAATTTTTCTTCAACCTTTACCTCAATATTGCCACCTTTTAGAAATTCACTTACTGTTTTTTCAATATTTTTTTCAATTGTCATTTTCTTCTTACCTCCTATTTTCGTTTTATACCTACTTTTACTCTTGATAGACTAGTTTTAACATCTAACTCGACCATTCATATATTTAATGTTTAAAACGTCTTAAATCGTTTTATAATCGGTTGTTATTACTCTACATATTCAAATGTTATACCATCATAATTTCAGCTAATTCTGAATTATTAAATTGGAGGTATAACATTGTTGTTTTTATATCACTATGCCCCAAAATAGCCTGGAGCATGCTCAATGCTCTCTCGTCTTTTGAATTTTTGAGGAACGACTTTGCAAAGTAATGCCTAAACGCGTGAGGATACACTTTATCTTCCTTAACCTCACAAACTCTAGCTGCTTTTTTCATGTGATTTCTGTATGTTGTTTGAGAAAAACTGAACATCCGTTCCGTTTCGCCCCTCTGAATGAAAAATTCTCTTAACTCATCTTTCAAATCATCAGACATGCCAATTACTCTAGTTTTTCCCTTGTTGGTGATTAAAATTTCTATAGGACTTATGGATTCCTTAGTCAAGGCCAGCGCTTCGCTTATACGAAGCCCAGTTCGAGCGATTAACTTCATGAGCATTCTAGTTTCAGGATGATGACAAACCATTAACAGTGAATTGTATTCATCTTCAACTAGGTACTCTCGCCCATTGCTATTTTGAACGTTTACTCGTTTTACCTTGTAATCACTTGCTCTGATACTTGTATTAACTTTTTCCAAATAATTAAAGAATGTACTAAAAACAATAATTTTATGATTGATTGTGCTTGTCTTATAATTCATCACGCTAATCATGTAACGTTTATAATCCCTCATCAGCTCAAAACTAAGAGCTTCATGATGATTTACCTTTGCAAACTCGTTGAGCTGCTTCAAATCGCCTAAATATCCCTTAATTGTGCTGTCAGCAGATTCTTTTCTTAGTAAGTAGTTTTTATAATCGTTTAAATTAATCATTTTCTTCACTCCTAATAGTTTATTCGCAAAGTATTAACTAAATTAATTCGTCTATCGCATAACTTTGAATTAGCTTCCCAGTATTAAAAGCATGGATCACAACTGATTTATTAACACCCAAGAATTTGGCTATTTCAATAAATGAATGAAAATAATATGAGTCCCCTTCCTCGTCTGTAACAAAATACTTATTCATCACTGACCTTTTTCCGTGAATCAGCTAGCATTTTTCTGAATTCTTCCTCTTCGGCTGCTGACACTGGTGTTTCTATTACTTCTTGATTAAATAACTCAGGAACGGTTTCTTTTCTAGCATGCCTGCCTTTACTTGGTTTTTTTATTCTATCTGCTTGTTCACGTTCCCAACGCTCCTGGTAATCAGTAATAGCTTCCACTGTTTTCAGATTTAATCTCTTCCAATTAGCTACAATTTTTTCAACATAGGCCCATACTCCTGAACCTCGAATTTCTCTTTTAGCAGTTTCTCTAATAGCATGAGCAAGTACTTCATCAGTAACCTCTTTGGTCAATGCCTTCATATCTTCTTGTACAACCATGTTTGGGAAACCGAAATTTTGTTGATAAAGTTCCATAGCCAACCATTTTGACGAAGATTCCTCGACAGAGGTTATATCATCTTTATCTTTCTTTAACTCTCTCTCTAACTCTATCTCTATCTCTAACTCTGGTGGAGTTTTGTCTGACGTTTGTCCGGACGTTTGTCCTCCACTGTTTGAATCGTTGATTTCTAGGTGTTTTTCCGAATCGATTCTCGCTCTGTACTCTCTTTTCCGATCTGCTTCACTTGATGATTTACCAATAAAATTTTGAATGTTAGTGATATAAATCGCACCACTATCTAATTTTTCGATTAAACCTAAACTCTGAAACATTTCAATTGCTTTTTCTACATCGCCTACGCTATGCCTGACTATTTGTGACAAAACAGACGGTGTATAAGGGATTACATCATTGAACATTAACTTCCCTTCGTTCTTCAAGCTTCTTAGATACATTTTCAGCAATATATTGGAGTATTTATATCCGTCTTGCATACCTTCCAATATAATCATTGCTTCATCTTCAAAAAAATTATCTTTTAATTTAAGATAATAGTATTTTTTATTATCAGACAATTATTTTTACCTCCTTAAAACAATTTAGATATTCTTGACTTTACGCTGAATGGCTGCGAGTTCTTCTACACTTAAATGTGTATAGATTGCAGTCGTTTGAATATTTGAATGGCCTAACAATTGCTGTAAATCTGATATATTCCCGTTGTGCTTGAGAATATATTGTTTAGCAAAATAGTGTCTAAATGAATGTGGATAAGCTTTCTCCGAGTTCACTTTTGCTTTACCAGCAGTTTTTTTAATGTAATTTCTATAACTTGTTTTGGACTTAGGAAAAATAAAGCTGTCTTCATTACCCCAGAGGGCATCAATTACATATTTCTTTAACTCCCGCCTCAACCATAATGGTAATGACACTGTTTTAAATTTTCCTTTATTGCTTATTCTAATAATTTTTTTATCCAGATCAGAAACTTTAAGTTTAAGAACCTCAGTAATCCTCATACCTGTATTAGCGATTACAAGCATGAATTGGTAAGTCTCTCTGGAATGAGCATTCTTTAACATCCTCTTATAGTCCGTGTCATCTATAGACTTCCTGTGAGCTTTAATTTGAGTGTTATGCTGTTTTAAACTCAAAGGATTTTTCCCGCCATCATCAACGTTGTATATCCAGTTAAAATACACATTTAATTTGGTGATTGTTTGATTAATCGAACTAATTTCATAATTTTTCTTCGTGTCACCTTTTTGAAATTCTAGCATCGTGAGATATTCCTTGTAGTCAGTCATAACCGTTTTCGTTATTTCCGTTATCTGATGAAAATTAAGATAATCTTCTAACTGTTTTAAAGTCGTTACATAATCTCTAATTGTGTTATCTGCTTTTTCACCATCTTTTAAATATGTTTTGTATTCTTCTACCTTCAATAACATGCAAACATCCTCCTCTAATATCCCACTAAAACACTTGCGTTTAGTTGCCTTTAGTCTATATAATCACAAGTAACTACTAACGCTTATAAGCTATATGTATCAACGCTTTAACTGTCTTTCAGTAAAATAATACTTTTGACCCCTAAAATGTTTCACAGATTGCCTTTTTGCTCGTTTCGTGGTATCTTTTATTTAGATGTTTATACAAATGTTTATTTATGACTAACGAGGATTGCCGTCCTGGTTGGTCTTTTTTTGTGCTTTAAAAACTTTTTGTTTGCCGCCTAGGTACCACCAACATTTCGCTTGGTGTTCTCCCTTAACTAATAGTTCCTCTCTATTCATAGGCTCTATGCTCCTTTGTGCGCTCGTATTGATTGTCTTCAGCTTTGGCTAGGTACCCAACTAAGACACCGCCAATCCCTGCTAATGTAATGCTCAGGTCTTTGCTACCCAAGTACGCACCTAGTGACAAAATTATTACTAGAAAAATAAATCGTCTAACCTTGTATTTCATGTGATTTCACCCCTTTCATTACAAAAGCCATTTTTTCAATACTTTTAGTTGGCAAATGGCCCATCATTTGATTTACTTCTGAATATGATCTGCCGCCAGTTAATGCAATAAACTTTATTAACATTTCTTTAGCCCGCTGCTCGATGTGATAACGCCTCCTAAACCTCTTTTACTTCCATTTTTTTTAAGAACTCTTGCAGTTCCCCTCTTTCGATGCGAATATCTTGCTTACTCCATATTTGACACTTAAGACCTCTGGCTAACCAATCGCTTAACTTATCATCACCAATCCCTAAGACCTCTTTCACTTGTGATTTATTGGGATACGGCGGAAGTTCAACTGTCTGATTTAGCAGTTTCAGCCTTGAATCAACTTCTTTTAATACTATAAAAACTAACTTTTCTGCAAGTTCCTTTTCAATAACATTATCCGGTATTGTTATTTGCATTGTTTATTCCTCCTATGCGATTTCTTTTAGATCAAATTCTGGATAATAACCTTCTGCTTTTAGCAACTCATACAACATAACCCGACCTTTTTGTGTCCAGCGTGTATTCATTACTATTTTTAAGCTACCATTCTTCCGAGGGACTTCAGCTGTTTTTGATTTAACATACCCTTGACCTTTGTAAATTCTAGTTAGAACCCATTGACCGTTTACTTTCCACTGAACCTTCAACTCAACTAAAATCTTGTTGAACTGGTTAGCCGTCATACCATAATCCTGAGCTATTTGTGTGACCGTAACTGTATCTTCTGAATTAAGTATCATGTCTAGATAGCTTATTTTAGGCTCGTACTCAGCAATAGTACTCTCAAGTAATACTTTCTCTTGCTCTAATTCAATCCGTTTGTTCCGTTCTTCTTTATACTTAGTAGCGACTTCAATCAACAAATCTGGATTTTCTAGCAATTCATCTTTTGCATACATACCGTGTTTGCGGATATCCTTTAAAATTTGTTTTACAGCTTTTTTAAACTTCTTAGCAATCGGTTTTCGGGATTGCATTAAAACTTCGTATAGTCCGTCTTCCGTCAGGAATGTCGCGCTCGTATTATTAGTACGAGTGATTACCTTCTCGTCGTCATCTACGTTTTTAACCATTTTAGAAACGTTTGAAATATCGTAATCAATCCATCTCGCAACATCTTTAGCTAAAAACAACGGATTTTCTAAATCGCCATAAACTTTAAAATCTTGACCGAGTAATTCTTGTTCGTTGATTACTTGTAGTTTCATAGTTACGCCTCCTGTTTTTTTTTTGAGAATAAAAACTTAAGCTCATACTCTGGAAAAAAATTTTCTTGTATTATTAACGCTTCGCCAAACTTGAAATCTGACTTACCGTCAATCTTTTCTGAAATAGTTTGATACTTAACACCTAACAAGTCCCCCATATCAACTAGCGTTACTTTTTTTTGTCTTCTTACTTCGTCTATATTTAACATGATCTTCCTCCTTTACATTAGATACGAATTTTCGTATCCTGTCGTGTTGTTGCGCTTGTTTTTCTTTCCTATGACATTACTATATACGAAAATTCGTAACTAGTCAACACTAAAATTCGTATTCATTTACAAATATGTATTGATATACGATTTTTCGTATGGTATGATGTGATTAAAGTTCAGGGAGGTATAATAAGATGACAGTTGAAAAAGGCATTAAAGAATTAATTGAAAATAGATTTGGAAATATTAAATATTTCTCGGAAGAAATTGAACTACCGTACACTACAGTTCGCTCTATCTTAGAACGTGGTGTATTAAATTCGAAAGTTGAGAACGTTATAAAAATTGCCGAAGGTTTGAACATGGACCCAAAAGATTTTCTTAAATTGGATAGAGAAAATATCATGATATATGATGAAGATCAAACTATTATTGACAATCTAAACGACATTATAAAAAGACTTGAAACAGAGAGAAAAAAGAAAGTTTACGAAATGGCAAAAAAAGAATTGAATGACCAAGAAAACAACATCATTGATCTAAGAGAATATCGTGACGTTGATATTCAATCAAGCGTTTCAGCAGGTACAGGCGTTGTAGACTTAGATGCCAATCACACCGAACGAATATCATATAACGGTTTCATTCCGAATAAATACGATACAGCATTTAGAGTCCAAGGGGATTCGATGGAACCTATGTTCCAAGATGGGGAAATAGTTTTTGTGGTTAAAGATGAAGATGTGCGCAACGGTCAAATTGGGGTTGTTCTAATAGACGGTGAGGCGTTTATCAAAAAGATGTATGTTGAAGGAGATAAATTACGACTAGTGTCTTTAAACAGGCTATATGAAGATATTATCGCAAACGGTAGTAATGAAATTAGTGTATACGGTAGAGTGGTTTTATGAAAATGAGTAGGGGTGATCTTGTGAAGAAAAAATTACTAGTAGCTATTTTGTTGAGTTTTTGCTTAGTAACATCAGCATGTAGCGATAAATCAAATAGCCGAGACAAAAAAAAAGATGACAAGACTAGAAACACCTTCACTATTGAAAAAGATAGTAAAGGCGAATTTATAACTCTTGCCGAAAAACATATAAAAGAACTTTATCAAATTGACAATTTAAAACTGAATACGAATCCTGATATTTTAAAAGTTTATGGTAGTCCAGACGAGGTAAATTCTGAAACAGGTGAAGTCTATAAAAATGTTATTAACGGGATCACCGAATTTACATATCAGGACAAAGTATATAAATTAACATTTCTTTATAGTAAAACTGATGATGAGCATTATAAAGTACTATATTTGTATTCTAATTATGATACCAGCAAAATAATTGACGTCCCTCTTAACGACTAA